TGTACAAATTAAAACGTCTTTTGTGCGAGTTGCGATCAAAAGACGGATTATTTCGTATTGTTCTACAGGTTTCAATTCTTTCATACAAATGTGTACTTTTCCATCTTTATAAACTAATTGTTCACGAATAGCTTCCATTATTTAAAAAGAGCTTAACTTATGTGTATACGGATTCTTTTGGTGAGCATCTAAGATTGAAGGATGGTTACGATCAACAATGATATCCTGTTGTAGAGGTTCATTATAACGAATAGATCCTAAACTATCTCCATGAGCATTAATACGCTGAATAGGAGGATTGATTCGTGTAGCGTCTGACAAAACTGTTTCATCTTTCTTAGTTTGAATTGAGTAACTGTCAGCACCCATTGAGAAACCAGTACCTTGAGCTCCAGCAGGTCCAGGACGTCCTTCAGTTGTTAACTTCATAAATTCCTGATAAGGCTCTGTGAAAGCACGAATGTATGATGTAAAAACACCACCACCGCCGGCAACACCACTGTAGTCAGTACTTGTAGTTGCTCGTGACGTTTCTTTCATTGGCTGTTCTGGGTAATTACGAGGAGCTGTTTGAACACCAACTGCCGTATTTACTCGATCCATTCCATAGAGAACAAAACGATCTGGTTTATTTTTGTTCACTTCTGCTTGAATACCGGGTTGTGTAATTTGAGAAGCTCCTGGAATTGGTTCTTGAGTATATGAAATTTTAGGCCTTGTATCAATTCGAAGCTCATCGGTAGTCTTTGGTAACTTATATTCGAACAATTGATCTTGTTGAAATCCACCTTTACCCAAGTTTGAATATCCATCATTGGCACCAGGACCTACTTGAACTTGATCAATTGGAAACACATTCTTCATGTTTTGACCAGATACCATACGGGACTGTATAAAATCAGATTCATTTGAATTACCAAATGGATTACCGGTACCAGGCTTTGCGTCATAAAACGATTTTGTTTCAGATTTTTGGAAATACTCTTTACCAGCTCCAGTGTGGTGATCCAAAATGTTGTCTGTAGCTCCTGAATATGTACTCTGTTTTAAAGAGGCACCAAAAAAGGGAACTTCATTACCATGTCCTTTTTGATCTTGAGTATGAACTACATTATCCGAATGACTTTCAGTGGGTCGAGGAAGAGGATTGGAAAATCCCTCTGAACCTTCGTTAGAAGAAGGTTTCTGTACAGCAAGTGCGTATCCGACAGCACCGAGTCCTAATAAAAGTGCTAATTCAATCATCTTTGTATTTCACTCTCACTTTTTCTTTCCTATCTTCACCGGTTCTGTAGAAACTGGAAAAATAGCATGATTTTGAGGCTTGTGAAATAACCATGTTAAATTTCGATGTGTTTGATCTTGATGTGATGCCGGGGCTGGATTTATAACTGGAGCAAATCCAGTTTCATTTTCACCCGGTACATAAATTGGTCTATTTATTGGGTTGTCCAACTGATAATTTTGCGTGCTCATTTGTACTGGGTGTAGAAACTTTCATCTCTGACCAAACATCACGATTGAAAGGCGATAATGTAATTTTATTCAACATTGATCGGAATTTATTAACCATATTGTTGAAAGAAGTAGTATCTGTTCCTGGCAAAGGTAATGGAAGCTTTACATCCTTGTTACCAGGCTTAACACCGTAGCAATTAACTCCAAATTTAGTAGCAGGATCAAAATATCCACCATTTACTCCAGGACGTCCACATCCAGTACGCTTTGACTGATCAGTTTCTTGCTGTAATGCCTCCCATGTACCTTGTTGTGTAGGATATAAGGCCATTCCGCCCTGAGTCCATCCGTAACCACACCATTCAGCTCCAGCCGAATAGGCTTCCATTACCTGATCATATGATGCGATATCTGATTCATAAGCAGCACATAAAGCAGGTGCCTCATCGTATGTATAATTGTTACCGCTTACGTAGAATACTTCTTTCTTTTCAATTGGTTTAAAAGATGGTTTCTTACCTGATGGTGCTGGGGCGGCAGGTGTCTCGTAAAATGATAGGTCAATACCATTATTTTCAAAATCAATTTTAAAAACTCCAAATTTTTGAAGGAGATAGTACAATATACCAGCTAATAACATAACTACAATTACTGATACGAAACTACCAGTGCCGATAAAGACAAATATTGATGCCATTACAACACCAACGATTGAAACTACTAAAATTGTCGGATAAGGCAACATTATTCTTCTAAACGATAATAAATTAACATTCTCATAGCAGTTGACACGGGAAATTGCTTTCGACCAAAATCTTGAATATATTTATCATCTATTTTAAACCATGAAGAACCAGGTGGTAAATTTCTACCATATGTCCACCAATGTGCCCCGTTGTAGCAAATAATTCCTATAAGAGCATATTTCTTTTGATTAAGAACAAGAATGCTGGAATAACCAACAGAACCATCAATAGATCTAACGTGAAATACCATTACTTGAGGAAATGACCCGATCAAATAATTATTAGTACATCCTAATTTATTACACTTATCGCATTTCCATGTATCAACTTCTACAGGTTTTACAATTGATTGAATACATTCCAATATTGGTGTATCAGGTTCTGTTGTTGTAATATCAAATTCAATAACACTATCTTCTTTTAAAGTTTTTGTAGAACACGACTTACATTGTACAGAATTGGCAACTTTAAATCTACAAAGCTTGTCTAAAAAAGGAAGTCTATCGCATAAATGTTGTAAAAGTTCATGACTGTCGCCAATACCATCTCCTGCTGGCATATGAATCGTTTTTACAGATTGAAAGAACTCTTTTATACCTTCTTGTCCCTGTGTTTTCCAAATTTTACATAAGCATTCGTCAAGAACATTTCCTTGTTCAAATATACCCTCTGAATATCGAGTTTGAACTTCATGGATACGAAAAATTCCCTGTAGACAAGCATTTACCCAACAACTTCCTTTGAAGTTTTGGAGTCCGAACATACTTACTTCTAATGCTGGAACTTAGAGAAATCTGTTAAAAAGGGTTGTGGTGGACCCTCTGTTGGAAAAGCTTTTTGAAGATCAGGATTGAAATCATATGTTTCATCATCAACTTCATCAGATGTATGCTTGCCTGGCATTGACTTTGGTTTTGTTCCCGGCATTGACTTTGTTTTTGTTCCAGGCACTAACGGAATATCGGGTCCATAAATATCTGGATAACTTCCAGATGTATCAGAGCCACTTGATTTACCAGATGATTTAGTAGGAAGAACTTTTTCAGCTTTAGGTCCATAAATTTCCAACTCAGATGGTTCATCCTTAGCCTTCTTCTTTGCCTCAGATGTACCGTGCGTTTGAAGAGCACTTACAAGATCTTTATTGGTCATATATTCGGTAAGAGGGCGCGTTATAAAAATAACTACAATGGCAAGAACAACAATCCCTAAGAAAATCATATCCTCGTTATTCATTCTTCTCTTTACTCAGAGTAAAGAAATGTCTCGGAAAACTTTAAAACATTCCAGAAAGTCACGACGCCGTACAGTTCGACGATACCGAAAAAAGGGTGGCAACCGTGACTCACAGTCAATAATAATTCCTACAAATGCGATGAAGGTATCAGTACCAAATCCATCTAATTCGATAGTTTAATTTAATGTAAAAAGGTACAACGTTTGATTCAAATCAGCAACAATTGTATCGCGAATGTTTAACAAATCTGTATCAGTTTTCTTTAGCTTAGAAGTCAAATCAGTTGTCATCCAATCAATTGCCTCTTGAATCATTTTGGTTGCCTCTGCGTCTGAATGATTACGAAGATAAATTGAAGAAGTCTTTCCGGTTAGTTTAGGACGCCCATATTTGCCAACATATACCTCTACAAATTGATCAATATTAGTATCTAATTTTGTAACTAATTCATCAGTGGCAATATGACGAGGATAGTTCATTGTCTGCCAATGATATAACTTGACTTGGTTACGTAACGTCATCATCAAATGAACAATTTCAGCTGACATTTTGTTTAAAGACAGAAAATGTTTTAGTGTAAATGAAAGATTGTATAATTATTACATCCGTAGTTCAAACGTCAACTACACCATTATCATATTCCGAAACACGAAGCATTTATTCACATCAACAACGATTTGAACAAACACTTGAAACAATTGAATCGGTTCGCAAATATATTCCAAATGTACATATACTATTAATTGAATGTAGTCCACCTTCTGAATGGATGGATCAACTAAAAGAAAGAGTAGATCAGTTTATTAATTTAGAATTTAATGAAATTGTTAACAATTCTCTTGAGAAAGGACTTGGTGAAAAAACTTTGTTACTACATGCGCTTTCTAATTTGAAAGAAGAGTATTCAAATGTTTATAAAATTACCGGTAGATATGTATTACAAAATCCAATAGTTTGGGAACCATCTGAACTTCCTACATTTTGTAAAACTAATCAATATGGAATTGAAAATAGTGTTCATACCTTTTTTTATCGAATTCCAAATTCAAAACTTTCTTTGTTTAAAGAAGTTTTAAATTCATATGAATCAGGATGTATTGAAAATTGGATAGCTCAAAAACTTGAAATTAACTTTGTAGATAAAATTGGAATTTTAGTTCGATGGGCGTGTTATGATTCAACGCCTATCTTTTAAAGACGCAAACTCTGTAGTAAACACTCCATTCTTCAAAGCAGCATCTGAAGCTTTAACACCTTCCCACGAACCTGACATAGCATCATAACGAGCCTGTAATTCAGGTTTCTTAGGATTCAAATCTAAAAATCCAGTAGTTCCTTTTGAGTCATCCGTTGTTTTATAAGTGGCAACTGGAGGTTGTGATGTTATTGGAATTGGTGTAGTTCCTATAGCTTTTAGATATCCTGCCCAATGACTTTCCATTTATTAAACAATTAGATTTTAAAGGTAAGTTCTACACACCAAACTGGTTGATAATCTTGATTAGCCCATTCAATTGAAGTAATAACTTTTCCAGAAAGTCCCGAAGGAAAATCAGAATTACTCGTCTCGTTATAAATACCTACGTCTTTTGGACATTTCGTTTGAGAACAAAGATCATCGACAGTTGGAGAAAATGGAATACCATTAAAACTATATGTATATGTTGATGTTCCACCTGTTATAGCCGACTTTAGATCATATGCTACCCAAAGTTCAGTTTTTTCACCAGCTGATGGAGTTAGAGGAGAAAACCCAAATCCTGTAATAATAGCTTGATCGGTTGCTTTGTTTCCACAATCTTTAACAGTAACAACTCCTGCTAATAGTGTAAATAATTGTTTCAACATTTACTTATAAATAGATTTTTAAAGAGATATGTTATAAATGGACGATAGCATACAGGATGATGGCAAAACAATTAAAAGTAAAAAAGAAGTTGAGTCTCTTATGAAATCAAAAGAACCAGTTGCGATTCTTTTTTTCATGAGATCGTGTGGACATTGTATTGCTACTAAACCCGTTTGGGATTCGGTGGCAAACGATGGTGTAATGAATATGATGAATGTATCATCAGATAATGTTCCAGATTCTATTGATATTACTGGATTTCCAACTATGATAGTTGTGAAAGATGGTAAAGTTTCAAAACGAATCGACGGTTCAAGAACCGATAAGAAACAATTAAAAAAGGAATTACTTGGTGACAAATCCGGAGGTCGCCGCCGACGAACTCGTTCTCGTAAGTCTAGGCGTCGTACCATTAGGAAGAGCCGTAAGTAGTGTCTTCTGTTCAACATAACCTTCACTCAATATCTTTCCACCACGAGAAGGAAAAGCTGAAGAATGATCAGGTTCGTCAAATCCCTTTGTCATCCAACGTAAAAATCCATCTTGGTCGTTAGGAACTTTAGCAGACTGTAGTGTATGGAATGTTCTCATTGCCTGTGTTTGATCAAATATGTCGGTTGTATCCATGAAAATATCACTTGTATGTTTAAAATTTTCCTCTATTGACTTCTTAACGTCTTTGCGATTGTTTGGAGCAGCATCTTCGCGGTTTGGATTATCATTGATTTCAGGAAGCAACACATTCATAAATGGATTTTGAGCTGTAGGCATGGTATAATTACCAGGTGGTTTAGCAGCTCGAACGGTAAATTGCTCAATTCTGGTTCCATTAGGGAAAAGAGTGTACAACCCAATCGAAAGAACCATAACGGCGGGTATACAAAGAATGTATGCGTTGATTCCTGTTGATAAGAACAAGAGAACTGAAAAATAAACAGTAAATCGAACTACAGCATTTAATGACTCCGATGTTGTCATATTAGCTGTCGGAACAAAACGATTCCACGTTGTTTGTGAGAACAGAATTGCCGGATCTTTGAACCAAATTTGTTCTGTCATCTTATTTCTACAGTGAGTTTTTCTACTTCTTATATTTTTCCTGAAGTTTCATTCGAAGACGATCGCGTCTATACAAAGCGCGAGCTTGAGGTGTATTCAGTATAGGTCTATCTACTCTATTTTTTTTACCACCTAGACCAATCATGTCATTAAAAACATCACCAAATATTAAGATAACCTTTGATTTAATTTGTTCAACTTCACGTACAATTTGGTCTTTAGTTATTTCACCGCGTTGTAGTTTTTCATTAACAAGTCCTTGAACCTTTGCGATCATCTTTTTGATCAGAGGATTCTCGGGATCCTGAATAATCTCCATGAGTTGCTGTGGATTTTCAATATCTAAATCAAATTCACTAATATCAAACTTTTCAACAATTGACAAAAATAATTTAGCAATTCGAGTTTGAAGTACAAAATCAATAATTTCTTTAAAATGATTTTCAGATTCTTCTTCTTTAAGAATTTTAGAAATAGCATCTCCTCTGTCACCTAATACACTCTTTGCCATTTCCATAATCTTACCTATCTTACCCTTCATGTCACCATGTAGAAATGAGGCAATCATACAAATTTGAAGATGCTTCCAAATAGCAGCTTGTGTGGTTTCGGTTGTTTCCCAAATTTTTGAAAGATCAATTCCAAAGACAATTCGAGGAGTTTCAAAAAAAGCACCGTCTTTTTGAATAACCTGAAGAGCATCTGGATAAAAAACTTCCAATTCTAATACTGTTTTTTCGACATCAAGTGTAGCGAGTGACTTTAACTCGGGGAATGACGATTTTAAGTCAGTCTGAAACTCAGTAAATACTTTTTTGGTGTCCATTTAATTATTAATTATATGCTCTGTTTAAGTTTATGCTCTATTTCCGCCACGCGATGCCATGAAGTTCTTCTGATCGCTTGTTAGACAAACACATCCTGTATCGGTATTAAATGAAGATGGGCAACAGCTATTATCTACTTTGTTATCCACAAGATACATCAACTTATTGCTATCATCTGATTGACCAACAGGAGCGACACCTCCCGAGATTGCTGGTTCAGTAGCCATAAATCCAGCAGCACCGGCTGAACTGACTTGATCATAGGGACCAATTCCACCAGCATTTAACGGCATGCCAACTTCTTGCTGCATAAAATGCTCACGATCTCCCACCGGTGATGATTTTCCTCCGAACCTGATAAAAAGTCCAGTTAGAATAGCTGCGATAAAAAACGCCAAGACAAGTTCAGTTTTACCAATCATTCTTTACTTATTGTTTTGATATGATTTTTTATGCTCCCGCTGCTGCCAACATCGATGCTATAACAAGCACTAAAGCAAGAATTTCAGGTTGAAACAAGGCAAGAATAATTGCAATAAGAAGCATGGCAAACACAAATCCTTTGATAACAGAAATACATAGTGTAACAAACGATTCAATAAATGAAATGCCAACATAGGCAATATATGCTGCGATGTACCCTTGTCCTCCAAAACGCTGTAATATATCACGAATCTTAATTAAATAACCAACAAAAACACTCGTAGAATTTGTAGCTTTTCCTAAAGTTGTAGATGTAAAACTTAACATAAATAATCGGACACGACTAAAAAGTTGACGAATTAAATCAAGAGGACCCGCTAATTCAGAAATTGAATCAGTTGCCGTACTTGTTATAGCATGAACACCATCAAGTGATGTTTTTAGAACTTCACCACTTAATTGACCCATACAGTATTGAAAATTTTCACTCGTCGTAATGTCTGGATTTATCATTTCAGAAAATGGCATGTACAATGGGTTACAACGATATTGAACCCAGTTTGATTTGACATTATCAATTGAATAACTAGCATGGAATATCAATGCTGTTCCTATTGCGAAAATTGGTAATAGAATGAACAACCACATTAATTCTTACTCTTATAACATTTCAACCGTTTTACCAATAGGACCATTCATCACAGCAGAACCTGTTTCAATTCCGCCATAAAACACATAAACGAATGACATCATGACACCAATAATACGAGCCATTAGTGTTCTCATACGAATAATTATATATTGAGTTTGACTCATAAGATTTTGAATTTTTCCAAAAACACTACCAACTATACCTAAAAATCCACCACGCATATCACCCATCATAGACCTCATATCACCCATATTATCGGATATTTCAGTTATACCATCTGTTATAACACTAACTTCAGACATAACTGGGTCCATAACAAATCCAGCATAATCATGAAATCCTTTTGCGGTACATTTGTAGAAGTTATCTATAGTATTAACTCCAATCATTCCCGCCATTGGCATATAGATTGGATTACATCGATATTGAACCCAGTTTTTTTTCAGAAAGTCAATTTGACTCATACCAAATAGATACAAAGTTGCCAATACAGAAGTAGCTGTTACAACAGCAAAAATAGCTGCCTCCATTCCCTTATCTAATTCTATAAATTTGAATCCTACCAAAAATGCGTATATCACTTTTCAAAACTTTTGTCTTTGTTTGGATATAAACGTAATGAAGCTCCAATCCTCTCAGACTCGCCTTGCCCTCGTTTTAGGAGGTATCGTTGTTGTGGCTTATTTAATGTCAACCTATTCATCTGGTAAATCTATTCTACCCGAGGGTATGGAAGTGTTCGGTCAAAAGCTGGGTGTTTCTGGACCTTCATCGGATAGTGGACCATATCCCAAAGCTTCTCACGGTGGAGGCTCTAATGCTCAGCCCAGTGAGTCTCTTCAAAGTCGTCACCCTTCATCACAGTCAACATATAGTCAATCTACATTGAGCACTGCTGAATTGCTTCCTAAGGGTGGTCTTGGTGCCTCATGGGCATCTGTAAATCCTGCCGGAATGGGTGATCTAAAAGGCCAGAATTTCCTAGACGCAGGTTACCATACAAATACAGCTATCGCAGGTGTATCACAAACTAACAGAAACGCATCTTGGGATGTTCGATCTGAAACTCCTAACCCACAAATTAAGGTTGGTCCTTTCGTGAACACAACTATTGAAGCTAACCCATTCAAGCGTGGACTAGATGCTTAAATTCAAACTTAATACATAATAATGTGGCCAGCTGCTTTAGTAGGCTCAGGGGTCGCTTTGGCGCTTCTGTCATCAAGAGGTCCAAGTAATACAACACCAGTTCGAAGCATGAGTGATGGAAATACATATCATGTTCAGAATTTACCCGATAAACAAAACGCATGTGAACTAATGGCGAAGATAAGAGGTAATTTGGACTCATTAATTGATCATTATAAATCAGATCCAGCTTTAATAGCAGATCCTCGTGTAAAAGTTATGGTTGAAAGGTTTAATCCTTCAAATATGGTTGAAAATGATTTAACTGCTGATACTACGTCTTATTCCGAAAATAAAGGAGAAAAGATTGTCGTTTGTTTGAGAGACAAAACAACAAAAAAATTAGTAGATGAAAATACGATCATGTTTGTTATTTTACATGAGATGGCTCATTTAATGACTACAACAATTGGTCATACTCCAGAATTTTGGACTAACTTTCGACGAATTTTACAAGATGGTATTCAAGTTGGAATTTATAAACAAGTCAATTATTCACGGTCACCTACCCAATATTGCGGTATGCATATCACAGATTCTCCACTCTAATAAATAAGATGTTACAACGTCGTGTTGTAAAATTTGATTCAAAAGAACAATTTAATGTTTCATTTTTTGAAGACGATATGATCGAAACAGTTCGTCAGCAAATAGGTATAACATTAGATACACATCCAAATCGTTTATTTATTTTGGTAGGTGTAAAGTTACCTAAGGATTACTATGTAAAAGATCCTCGTCGTTGGGAAGCTTTATTTGATCGTATTTCATATAACGGTCAGCCTATTCAAAGAGATCAATTTAATGAATATCAAAGACAATATCGAGTTCCTAATTTATCAATTCCATTTGAATCATATAGTCGTGATGATTGGTTAGCTGTTCCTGAAAATTTATCAAAAATGTTTATGCCTTCTGAAGATTTTATTGAATATCGTATCTTAGGTGTTAAAGAAGAAAGATCGTATATATTACCATTAATTGTAAAAGATCAAGAATCTTCTAAAATTGCGTCTACAGTATTACCTATTGCCGAATTAAAAGGATTACTTTATTCATTTCATTCAACTGAAGATATTACAGATTTTTTAATTAAATCGTATACTGAAACAGATGAAGTAGTTACTCGAGCATATTTTCCATTTTTACAATCAAATACACCACCAAGACTTTCGCAAGAAACTGGAAATCTTTTAGCAAAAAATAATAAGCTATTAAACGATCTGTTAAATTTGAAAGTAGTTGAAGAAGAGAATACGTCTATTAAACGAATTCGTTTTATTATACCTTTTGTAACAACCGATTTTGGTTCTGCTATTCGAACACGATTTGAACAAATTTTTTATGGTTTAACTGTTTCATCTGAAATACCATATGTTCAATTTTTTACATCAAAAACTGAAAGTAACAGACATAAGTTTTATAGCGAAGATACTAAAAATAAATATCCAAGTATAGATGTTTCTGTGTTAAAAGGTTGGATCAATTCGACAAAACCGCAAAGAAATAGGCCTACGTTGTTAATGTATCGAGGAACTTCCAAAGATAACTTTGATCGTATTTCTATAACATCCACTGATATTGTTCTTTCATCGTATCGCGATAAGAAAACTAAAAAGACAACTGAACAATTAAAACGTGAATTACAAGAATGGTTGTTATCATTTGATGCGGTTATTGGATTTATAGAGTCATCTGATTTAGATTTGGATCGTTGGGTTCTTGATGATCTGTCAGTTTTAATTAAGTATAAAGAGCCTATAAATGATGATCTTGATTTGAGACGCTTTAACTGTATATCTTCATTTTTTGGAGTAATGGATAAACCAGACACATTTCGTTTGTTAAGAACTGATCATACAGCTGATGGAATAAGCGCTGTTGAAGTAAAACTTTTACAAATGAGATCACAACAAGGATTTTTAAGTACTGCTGATGTTCAAACTGAATTAAATATTACAGCAGATGAAGCTACAAACATATTAAGACAACTTGATAACAAATTGGCTGAAAATCCATCTATTGCTGATAGATCATTTCGAGGTTATCCATTGATTTATATCGAACCAGAATACATTCTATTTTCTTCAGTTGGAAAACTTGATTTGGCAATTAAATACGCAAATATTCTTCGATTTATTCTTTCAACTCCTAAATCAGATGAATTAGATGCTATATGTCCTAAGAGAATGGAAACAGTAGAAATAAAATCATTAGTTGAACCAAGTATTGAAGTTACACAAGATTATGGTGATCTATTTGATTATTTGGAAGAAGAACAACAAGATGAAGCCGAATCAGTTGTAACCAGTAGTAAATCTACAGTCAAAGTAAAAAAGCAGGATACAAAATACAGCTATTTCAATGAACGATTAAGAACATTTGATCCAAAAACATTTGATACTCCAGTATTTCCTAAAAAATGCGAACATAAACATCAACCAATTATTTTGACAGATAATGATTTTGAAAGGTTGGTTGATACAGAATATGATCCAACAACTTATCTAAATGAAGAAAAGATTATGAAATTAGAAAATCCTAATGGAACTGTAATTTGTCCAGAATATTGGTGTGTTCGTGATAACATACCATTAAAAGAGAGCCAACTTGAAAAGAGCGACGGTGTACTAAAATGTCCAAAATGTAAAGGAAAGGTAAGAGAATCAGATGATAATGATATTCGTCAGTATACTGTAATAAAGCGCGATAAAGCATTAACCTATCCAGGATTTACAAAAACAGGTAACTTTCCATGTTGCTATAAAAGTCCACGTAAGGTAACATTAAAGCAAGAAGATGATGATAAATATTATGTATTAAGTGAAACAAAAACAAATTTATCCGAGTTTCGATTTGCCTTCTTATCAGCTGATTTAATTAATTCATTATTCATTGATGAAAGTTACAAAATGATTATGCGATCAGGAAGACGTATTCCATCAGGTGTTTCTGGATATTTTCGAGTTGGTATTGGTCACGCTACTAAAACACTTCCAATGCTTCTAAGCTTCAAATCAAACATTAATAAAATAAAAATAAAGTCTCCAATTGAATCAATTTCAACTGTATTGAAGTGTTCATTTATTTCTACATGGAAACGAGTTTCGGATACACATTCTAAAAAAATATTTGAAATGCTTGACGATTTTGAACCTTTTTCAAAGAATGATTTATTGAAGAAAAATATGTCTAGAATTATTTCTGGAATTCAAGATGCTTATGACGCAGAAGAATTATCACCTATTCATGAAATTGAATATGCTGCTATATCATTACAATGTGAAGTGTTTCGTATTCACTTAGATACCAATACATTAAGTTGTTCATTTTCATCTTCTATAACACGTCCTAAAAATCGAGGTATTATTCTTCTACAAAATAAAGACGAAATTGATATTTTATCTTTTATTTATGTTTCAAGTCGAACATTCGCATATACATCAAATATTTATACAGAACCATTTAATTCAAAAACACAGCAAGAAGTTGAACGTTTAAGAAATATTTCATGTAAAGGTGAAATACCTTCCTATAATGAAGCTTTAGGTGTATTGCCCGATATACTCGGAAAAATAGATGCTGAAACATATTCAATTATTTTAGATCCATTTGGAAGAGGACAAGCTTTTTATGTTGAAGGCAAAATGGTTCTACCTTTCAAACCAACAAATTTACCAGATGTTGCTCAATCAAAAATTTCAGGATATAAAGATGTATTTAGCTTACCATCCTATGAAGACGTAAAAGAATATTTACCAATCGCTCAAAACTATTCAAGTGGTTATACCTGGAAGGAAGATGTCTATGATAACAAAGGTTATAGAGTTGAAATTGTGACACAGTCTGGTTTAGTTATTCCAATTCAACCTGAATTAATTGAAGTAAAGACTGAACATACCGAAGTTACAAACACAGTTCGAACATTTGGAGAAGACCAATTAGTATTTGGAGAACCATCTTCCGAACTTCAAAATATATATCGTGATGTAAACTATTCATCTGAAATATTTGAATTTTTATTATTTCAACTTTCAAAAGATCTTTCAACCGATGACTATAGTAAACTTCGAGATGCCGTTGAAGAGTCAAACACAAAAACATTAAAATCTTTGCTTGAAAGATGGTTTACTTCAACAACAATGTTTATTGATATTGAAAATCCATCGGAGTTTATTAGCAAGATACGTAAACCATGCGGTCAGTTTTCTAAATCATCGTGTAAAGGAAATTTATGTGGATGGGATGGAAAGGTCTGTAAAATAAAGGTGAAAGACACAATCGATAAAGATAGATTATTTAATCGTTTGTTAACAACTATAAGTAAAAATGTAAAAATACGAGCTACCGTTCTTGATAACCGTATTACACCTTTTTTCAGTACAATTCTATATTTAGAATTGCCTCATGAAATGATTTTATCTGATTCTGAATTAGATATCATCAACGTTTAATTCTTCTTCATCTTCTGCCTTAGCAAACATGTCGTCAATTACCTCATCTCCTGAGATATTCTGATGAATCTTTGTGAATTTTTTAATTGTATGTAAATCATCTTTGTTTAGAATTGACATGATCTCAAATCCTAATCCTGTGTCTGATACCAAAACAAGTGAGCCGGTTTCAATCCAGAACTCACGTTTTTTTCGTCCTTGAAACTTTCCAGGAATTGTTGCCTGTACGAGACCAATCAAGATCTCATCATTTGATTTCTTTTGATATAAAACTTCAACACGGCTGTTGCCGAATAATTTAGAAATTTTTCCAATATAAACATTTTCGACGCAACCGTCGTATTCTTCCAAATCATCTATGAAATTTTTAACAACTTTATCGTGGTTTTCACGACCAATCATTTTACCTTTATTTTTGCTTCCTGAGTTCTTCTGTGGAACCGACATTCTTACTTTTGTAAATAAAAATCAAAAAGGAATTTTAATCCGTTTTTATCATTAATCGCGATCACTATCGCCGTAATATTTCCATGTCATTTCATATTTTTTTCCATATACTTCAAATATCATTGGAGGTGGTAACTTGACCTTCTCTTTACAGAAGAAATCAATAAGTCCATCAGATTCGTCTCCTCCAAATCCACATTGCCAATGATATTCATCTTCTTGTTCTGGCATATGTTTACAAATAAACTCGCCAAGTTGTTCATTAATGATTTCCCAAGTTTCAAAGTTTAAACCATCATCATTTTCTGAGTTTCGTAATGTCAGAAAATAATCACAAGCACTATACTCGTCTATTTTATTTCCATCTATATCTGTTACATGACCTCTAAATAAGCCAGTATAACCAGCAGGTCTTTCATAATTATACTCTGTTCCGTCTTTACGGACTCCAGAGAATGATTCTCTGTCAAGATATTTGCCACAATAAGCCATTTTTACCATTTCTTGGTTAAGAATTTTTAAATTCGTTTTTACAATTTAGGATAACCGTTTGGTCTTCTAAATTATATTTTATTCTCCACCATCTATTTTATGAAATAGAAAACTTAAGCTGTAACAGCTGGCTTGATAAAGTGAACCTTGAGGAAGCTCTGGAGATTGAGATAGGTAACCTCCTGTCCATCCTTAACTCGGAGAAGCTTTCCGAGCTTGGCATCAGGTAGAATTCTTCGCTTGAAAGATGGGTCAAAGCAGTTGTGAGTCTTCACGTAGTTTGCGATAAACTTGGTAACATCAGTCTGGCTCTTCAAGCTCTTGGAAGGGAGTCCCATGAACGTAGCAAGCTCATCGGTAATAGGGCGAACCTTGAGGAATGCGTTATTTGCTCGGCGAGACTCGTATGTCTTTCGCTCCTCAGGAGTCATATCCTCTGGGTTCTTACGGTGACGCTTTCCCTTGGTTCGGAGCTCACGCTTAACTGCCTTGCTTGCCTCCAAAGCGGACTTAACGGCATCTCGCATACGAGTTGTCATCTCACTGCTGATGCTCTTTAGGGTCTCCTGGAGAGTAGAGAGGATCGTATCGGCTGTACGAGTATCCTCAGCTTCGGCTGGAGCTGCTACAACTGCGGGGGCAGCAGATGGCGCGGCAGCTGGCGCGGCAGCTGCTACAACTGGAAGTGTGACCTCAGTCTTGGAGGCTGCCTTTGCTCGTGGAGCCTTAGCGGGTGTTGTAGCTGTCGCTGGAGGGGCTACTGTTTCTGTCTTTGCTGCTGCCTTGGTGACCTTTGAATCCTTTGCCATCTTGTTTGAATTAACTGAAGTAGAAGAAGAGGGCATTTCTAACGCGGTTGGTATGCTTATACATAACCTGACCTGTTTAAATCACAAACTATATAACCCACTCATAATTATAAAACATGGTTGGAACGGATCCGAACAATCGTTTAAAATAGAAAGTAGAACACTTGAAATAATGTACAAATAATGATTATATGAACAATGATTAAATTTCTTATAAATAGACTCAACATACAATAAATATCTATGCCTTTGAGAATCTGGTTTCATACAATGTTCTACTGACCATAATTTGAAACCGTGAATTAATGAAATTAGATAAAATCTAATATTGATAGGACCGATTGATAAAAAGTTATCTACTTTAATTTCAAAGAAATCATTTGCTTGTAAAATATGTGAAATATGTCTGAAACGGTTAATTAATATTTCACTAACAGGTTTCAAAGGTGGTTCTGTATGAAATGTTGGAAGTTTTCTACGTAATCTATAACTAAATAATTTACTTAATCTTTTTTTAACATCTGAACTTATTGATTGTCTTGTGTATGGATTAGTTAATTCATCTGATGTATCTAAGCATTGTATTAAACTACGAATATCAAACCAATAAACTTTTGAATTTTCTTCAAATGAAAAATAATCAAATGGATTAACTGTTTTAGCTTCATCAAATGTAAACAATTCTTCACTATTGTTACATATTTTGCGATTTAAAACACCAGGTCCGGCTAATTTTAATAAGTAACGAATATGATAACCTCTCCAAACCTTTTGAACTAAAATAATCTTTTTATCAACATTATTTACCGTTGACCAAAGTCTAGGTGATTTCGTCTTGCTATGAATTCCACAGAATAAAAGTCCTGTTAAACAATTATTTTCACATCGAAGATTTGATGACTTATTTTTACATGCTGAACACTTTGTCATCCTTATTAAACATATCGAAAACGGATTTAAATCAAAACTGAGGTATAAAAAGTACAACAAATAAAATGGCTAGCAATATTACTATTCTATCACCTAACAAGATTGACATGAGCAAGATGAACTTTGTAGTAGGTCAAGCAAAAGCAGGACGTAATCCACCTATTAACATGAAGCACGATGGTCAGAATTTTCAAATTCGTTTACCAGCAAAGGTTCAAATTCCTAGTGGAGTATGGGTTCGTGAAGACGCCCAAAATGGAAGCAAATCATATACTTTGAGTGTCCCTTTGAAAGGTTGCGACCCATTCGGTCGTGAGCGAAGTACAGATGGATCTGAGACAGGTGCGATCTTTAACTTTCTTCTAGATCTAGAAGACGCAGTTGTACAGCAAGCATTTGATAACAGTACCAAGTGGTTCGGTAAGAAGCGTTCAATGGAAGGAATTCGAGAAAGTTTCGCAAAGATTGTATCAACATCTTCTGACTTAGTTAACGGAGAGCGTGTGCCAAATGGCAAGTATCCTCCAAGCTTTCGAGTGAAGATTCCAGTCTACGATGGCAGTGTAAAGTCTGACATTGCGGATGGAAATGGTAACCCAATATATGCTACTCCGGATTCAATTGTAAGCGTGTTTCCTAAGGGAATTAGCGCCAGTCTGGTAATGAGCGGTAGCATCTATACAATTTCTGGAGGTAGCTTCGGAGTGACATGGAAGCTTACATTTGCTCGTGTATATCCTCAAAGCAAGCTAACAGCTAAGGATGTATTTAAGGATGAAGTTCCAGATGAGGAAGATCAAGATGAAGATGCTCCTACTGAGGAAGATACTTTAGTTCAACCAGAACCTAAGGTTGTTCAACCTGTTCAGATTGAAGAGCCGGTTCAACAGGAGAAGACAACTTCTCGTCGTAAGAAGGCGGTTGGAGCTTCAGCTTAGACCAAACAGATGAATCAACAGGTGGAACATATAAAACATAATTTGAATTAATAAACAAAATAGAATTGGTAGAATTTAAATAAGTTTTTTTTACGGTTGAACAATTATTCATCCCTGAAATAGACTGTTTACCACAACGTTCACAACTATAAATTTCAGGAAGTGATTCTATAAAATCAGGTGTTACAAGTCTATTATTTGACGAAAGTGTTTTATCGATTACACTTGTAAAATCATCTTCTAAACAATCTTGATATGCTTCAGATGACAATAATGTCCATAATGTTTTATCAGTAGATATCCAGTTTTCTTGAAACATTGTGGAAAATTCATTATCTAAAAACCAAAGTGGTTCAAATTTTTCTTCATTATTTTTTTCATGTTCGGAAAGTCCAACACGTTTCAAATCAGTATCGTATAACCAATAAACAGAAAGATCTTCATTTTCATAATTAGGATCGACAAGTCCTCTATAAACTATTCGACCATTGTAATCCCATTCATCTGCGTCTATATCCTGATCGTGGTTGGCAATCTCAGGAGATAAATTTCTATAAATCAATGTAGGTCTCAACTTAGAGAACATTTGTTATTACTAAAGTTAATCAAATGAAATAGTTACACGCGTACCATGATGTTTTATAGAGTTTGTAGCTGAATTTGAAAGCTCGTGGCGTTTTTTCGTTTTTTCTTCACTATTTTTTGATTCTTGTAATCGATTCTCCATATCTTTATGAACCTCTTGCTGATGTTCTTCTAAATATTTTAAAACTTCATCTGTAATTGCCCATTCAAAAAAATTCAATTGTCCAACAGTAGTTTCCATTTCGTGAAACTTGATACGCTTCCAACGACAAAATGGATCGAACATCTTTTTACTGTATGCTTTTAGATGGGACTTATATGAGAGATAAACAATAATGTGTTTTTGATTTTTATTTATATATGTTACATTATACTTTTTTGAGTAATTCGTAACAAACCAATCAATTAATCGAAGAGATATCTTTGATTTACCGTCTAAAATATCTTTTACACGATTAAAGTTTTCAGGAATTGAATAAAATTTTTCAAGTCTAAACAGAACCCATTGTTCTTGTGATTGAATTTCCATCGTATTAATTGTCTTCATATTTACTATTAAAATGGATTTGGGTTTATATACTATAACAGGTATTAATATAATGGATGACCCAGTTGGTGAACTAATTGAAAAATATGGAAAAGGTCAACAGAGAACAACCGAATGGTTTACAGCTCGCGGAGAAATGTTAACTGCTTCTGAAATTGTTAAAGCATGTGTAGATGCGACACCAGCTATGAAACATGAAATTGTAATGTCCAAATTATCAACACGATCGTCGGAAGGATCAGGTGCCAGATCTCTTATCTGGGGAACAAGATTTGAACAAATAGCAAAAGATATTTATTGCTCTAAGAACCCCGGAATTCAAATTGTTGACACTACATGTGTCCCTCATCCAGAATACTCATTTCTCGGAGCATCACCTGATGGTATTTTGCGTTGTTTTGATACAACTCATCCACTACACAATCGTTTAATTGAAATCAAATGTCCAATTACTCGTGTAGTTGATGGTACTATTTCAAATCAGTATATGTGTCAAATGCAGTTACAAATGGAATGTACTCGTATATCAAAGTGTGAATTTGTTGAGATGAAATTTAAGGAATTAACCTATACTGAATGGGTGGATTCCAAAGCCCAGTATAAATCGTTCTTTGCGGTTACTGATTCAGGTGATGTTATTTACAAGCATTTTAATGATGCTCGAGATGTACCAACTTGGAGAGCAGATATATTTACAAACATGGAAGATGATCATCGAATATTTTATTGGGAAATTGTTACAATTGATCAGCAAACAGTGAATCACGATCCAAATTGGTTACTTAAAAATATTGATAGTTTTAAATCAATTTGGGATTTAGTTATTCATCATCGATCTTCTGGGACGTTTCCTCAAAATCCGAAGGAGGCGTCAATATTGATCCTGTAGGATAATATCGATTCATCCATTCTAAATCTGTACGATCAGGGTTTTCGGCATAGAATCCACCTGAACCGTCGTGAATTTTAAGAACAGTGCTAAAGTATTCTTCATACATACGACCAACTCGTTCAAGACTAAAATTATTGACTGCCCAATCACGACAATCTTTACGTGAAATGCGATCAATATTTTTACATGCCCACATAAATTGTTCCATCGTGCGGCAACGGTAACCCGTTACTCCATGTAGGTTATTCTCTGCGAAACCACCCCAATCAGTTGTAATAGTAGGAGTTCCAGAAAATAGTGCCTCAATTGTTACACCTCCAAATGGTTCATTATAATATGTAGGTGCTATCAAAGCTTTTGCGTTTTTCATTAATTCCTTTCGTTGATGAGGCTCAACATAACCAATTTCTGTAACATGATCTGGAATAGTTCCTCCACAAAGAGAAAGTAGATCTCCTTGTCCGGCAATATACAATTTTGCTCCAATTCTTTTTGTCATATCAATAGCTAATCCAACACCTTTTGAATGAATAATACGTCCAACAAATAAAAAGTAATCTTTCGGTTTATCACAAAATTCGAAATCATTCACATCAAAATAATTCGGAATTACTGCGTCATAGAAATGTGGTGACTTATCATATTTTCCATATACAAAATTCATAATAGCATAAGACTCATATACAGCATAAGGTGTACATACTTGATTTGGACAACCAATACCAGGTTCTATAGGAATAAGTTCTCTATGTGCTTCAAAGATAGGTTGATGACCATATCCCCAAAAACATAGAGCAAAATCATTTTTTTGAACACGCTTACCTACTTCTACAATAGCACGTTGATTAAATGTTTGATGAGCGTGATCTGCTGTGTTATGTTGAAAAAAGTTCTTTTTCCAGTTATACGAACCGTATGCCTTTTCAAGTACTTCGTTATCAGTTACAGCAATATGTTCAGTACAAATTACTTCAGAATCAGCATGACCATAGTGATAAATTGTATGACCGCGTTCTGTCATCATTTTACAAAATTTTAAAACTTTTTGTGTAAAAGCACATGCCGAATAATCGGAACGAGTAATTGTATGGGGTATAGCAAAAACATGAAATCTCATTTTTATTTAAACAGTCTCATTTAGCTTTAAATAAATGTACTCATATGATTTCCATAAGTCAATTGAAAGTGAAGAACAGCCACAGGCCGCAAAACTGGCAGAATTTATTCATATTAACTATAATCCTTCTGTATTTTTAGATTTTGGAGCTTCTTCTGGTCTATATGTTCGTGAAATCAAATATCGTATGCCTACAATTGAATCTGTAGGATATGAATTTTCAGAAGATGCTGTGAAAAATGCTTTATGTTCGGATATCATTCTTGCTGATTTAACCAATCCACTTGATAGAGTAAAAAAAGATAATACAGTTGGAATTTGTTTAGAAGTTCTTGAACATATTTCAGAAAATGATTGGAAACCAGTATTACAAAACATTTCAAATCTTTGTGATGTAATTTTCTTCTCAGCAGCTGTTCCTGGACAAGGTGGAACGGGTCATATCAACTGTCGTTGGAAAATTGATTGGATCCGTCGTTTTAATAAATTAGGATGGGTTGTTGATCTTGATATGACTCGTAATGTAATTCGAGAAATGCAAACAACTAGACATATGGGATGGTTTGTTAATAATATAATTGTATTTGTTAAGTCATGAATGAATTATACATATTTACCCGAAAGGGCGTTTCAACACCTGGAACAGGATCCATTTTAGACGGTGTCATGACGAAGTGATTCGTCTTTTGAGCATAGGACGACTGTCGTGTTTCAGATGTAGCTTTTACATTGCCCTGTTCTAAGAATTCAGGTACAAATGTCTCTTTAGTATACATCAACACATATCCCACTAATCCAATAACAACTAAAAGTGCTACAAATGTCCAGTTATCCTTCATTTACTTTAGTATGTGGAAAATGGATTGAACGCTTTTCATATTGACTTGATAACAAATATGGAGCCTGTTAAATTTAAAAGTTCAGAAGATAGAGCCCTCGATAATCTAAAATCATTACTTATTGCCAGAGGGTTCAAGGGTGATGGGTTTGAAACAGTTAGTAACCCACTTGATGAAACTACAATGTATACATTTGATGGAATGTTTATTATATTCAGTAATAAGTCACGTGTAAGCGAGAAGGATATGAATAACTTTCTAGCATATGCTTCGGATAACGATCATAAAAGTGGAATGATTGTTGTTACTATTTCAAAATCTTCAGAAGCTGTTCTTTCATTTATTCGTGACTATATTTCAAAATCTGATAATATGCTTATACAATTATTTGAAATTCGTAAACTACAAATTGATATTCATCGTCATCGTGATGTACCTAAACATCGAATTCTTCCACAAGAAGAACGTGTTGCTATGATGAAAAAATTTAACATTAAAAATCTCACTGAGTGCCCTTGGATTGATTCGCAAGATGCCATGGCAAAATGGATCGGAGCACGTCCAGGAGATATTGTTGAAATTTCTGGATTAGATGAAGCTTCTGCATTAAATACTCGTTATCGATATTGTCTGGCAAATGTTTATGACCATTAAATATAATGGATAGTCAGTTCACGACTTTAACACGTAGCTATCATGATAATTATTTACAATACGCATTAACTGGTAATAATAGTTATCAGATAGCTTATGAGGCAGCAAAGACTGGTCTCGATAATATAATTTCATCATTAGAATCTGAAGTGGCCGATCAAGAATCTGTCATTTCAAATTTTTACAAGTCTGATGTGGAAGGAAAAATGCGAGATCTAAAATCAGGTATAGTTGATATAAAGCGAACTGGTGTTTCGATACAAGACCAACATACAGCTGCCCAAATGCGTCAAGTTCCCCAATCAGTAGATTTAACATCTGCTAATTATACACCATACTATGTTACTGCTGGTGTTCTAATAGTATTCAGCATTGTATTAAATATGCTCTGAGATGGAGTTCTAAAAATTAAATAAATAACAAGAAGAATTAAAGAAATAAGACCAAACAAATATAGATTATACATCCATTGTACGTTTGAAAGTGTTTCTTCAGTCGTATTATGAATAATTTTTAATGTTTGTAACTTATCTTTGCTTTCCATAATTTCATTATAATCCGTTTGATATTGAATTAAATCTTTTGTTAAGTCAGCCACACTTTTACTACTAACTTTCTCTGTTCCTTCATTAATGGATGACATAAAGTCTTTAACAGTCGATGACATTTCGGTATTAATTGAAAGAACCTTTTGAACTAACGGTTCTCTTTTTGTAACATCTGACTCATTAATCGCTGCTATTAAAGCAGATGAGTATTCTTTTTTCAATGACGCATACTGTTTCTCGAAAACAGATAACTTTGTATTCCGAGAATCTTGAAATTTCTTGATATCCATTACATTTTATTACATATAAATAAATGCCGACTTCTAAAGTATCATTTAATCTGGAAAATGGTGTTCAAAAAGGACCTGGCACCGACGCTTCGTTTATTACTACCATGCGTCGTCAACAAACTGCTCTTGCAGGAGCTACTTTGTCAAGTGATCCAAAACCTCAACTTGTAGATACTCCAAAATCACGTGGAGCTGATGTAAATCCAATTAACATATTCATGAGTAAAAGTGTTAGGTTAAGTTTTTTGAAGACATATTAGATAAGAATGGCCACTTATGATTCTATCACGCAACAAATTAACACAATTGTGAAAACACCGGAACCAGCAGGTACTATGTTTTCAAAGATCGGTCCCCTCGATCAACAGCGTGATCTCACGGTTAAAAATATAACACATGAGTTTGATAATCAAACAACGTCTTTAACTGTAAATAAGCAGATAAAAGATGTGGTTGGTTTTTTTAATAAAGCATTTGGCATCAATAAGAGTGCTATAGCACAAAATAAAACTCAGATAACACAGCTACAAAGCAGTATTACCGATTCACAATCCGTAATTGATCAGTTAGGACTAACAGGTCCAGTTGTTCAACAGTTATTAATACTTGTTGCCTCAGTTGCTGTTATTTATTATTTTGGTTCATTTCTTGGTTCTTTAGTTCATTTTGCCGCTCTTATTGTTTTAATTGGTGGTATGTACTATATAATTTCCGGAACACCTAATAATGGGCAATCAGGCTTCGTCACCTCAATCTTCTCAGCCATCGGATCCTTCTTCTCCTCCCTTACCTCCAGTTTGTGATATGGCGTGTCAAAGACAGAAACAACTTGATGGTCTAAAAATAGCTCTTGATACGGCTACTGCCACAAAAGATTCTGATCCGGAAGGATATGAAACGGCGCGTGTAGCTTACTATACGTTACTTGAAGGAAACACTTGGCTTGCGAATGAAAAAGATACAATCGCAAAACAAGAAATAGAACCTGTTCTAACAGATTATTCAAATCGTTATAATGATCTAAAAGATAGAAAGGAACAACATGACATTTTTGTAAATTTAGCAGCTACATTAGAAAATCAAGAAAAAACAGGTGAAGCAGAGTTATCATTTTTAAATAAAAAAATAACAACCGAAAAGGTTGATACAGATATACTTAATCGTTTAACACAATTAAAAGGTTCACCTATTCCTCAATTTGATTGGATTCTATATTTGCTTTATGGAATTATTGGTATTTTTGGAATTTATGTTTTTTATTTATTGGTTACAAAAGCTATTAAATATCTACAACCGATAAAAGCAAAAATTGAAACACCGCTAAATGTTCCTATCTAAGATACACTGCTCATCCACGCAGTATATGATGTTTCTCTTTTATCAGAAACCCTTTGGTATTTTTTCATATGAATGTCATCACATCCATACGTAAATGTACTGTTATACATCAAACCGCCCTCCTATGCCCCTATCCTCGCATATATCGTGATCAGCTAAACTGACCTCCGTTATCTTCACACTTGTTAACATGTGTTGATAATCTTATTCTTTCTTGAATGATCTATCATTGTGCTTTCTAGTCCTGTTGTTTCTATTTTGCGTTATTCATTAGAATTCCCAGGCATCACAATACGCATTTTAGCAATATCGTAATCTGTAGTATCTGTCTTAACTATCTCAAAACATACTCGAACATTTCTATGTTCACAAAGTTCACTTTCGTTTACTCGTATAATTTTCCTTATAGGATTTGTCTTCCTATACTATAGCGCACCTCCTTCGCGTTACAGTGTACTATGCGTTTGAAACATCCGTATTCATACTTCAATTTCGGTTCCATAGTTCCGTTTATTCACTTAATATTAATTAGTTAACAGCTTCATTAATATTTGTAAATCCAAGTAACCTGTTAGTTACTCTACTATCCTAATTATTTGACTTTTTTAAATCCGTTTCGCTAAGACAAAAAATCACTCTAGTCTGAGATTTTCTGTATACAAATGCTACTCCTCTGCATTTATACCGTGTTACACCATTCTGTAACCCCATGTGCACATTACACCCTCATATTGCCCCTCCCCGCAATATATCTGTGATTTTCTTCAAAATCTCCAGTCTCTTTCTCATATTCCTACAGCCGCTAAACTATATTCGTATAAGATTCAATTTCCACTCAGTATACATGTCTGTATACTTATAGTTGATCAAACTCAACAACCATTTACGATTGTCTAATCACCACTTATTGTAAAAGTTTTAAATTCGTTTTGCTAAGCATAATATAATGGAAACAGCCTATCTATTTTTAGCTGTACTTATCTTTTTAATGTACAGTATTACTACATGGTACTCTTCAATTGAAGGATTTGAAGATGGAGGTAGCATAACATATGAAGACCCTGA